AAAGAAACCTATTCTTGCTGAAGAACCATCGTGGTATCTAAACTCAATACCTCTATCTTTATTATCATCAGAGCCTGGAGCAGTATCTCCACCTAAAGTTATAATAGGATCATCAACAGTCATAGTTGTACTGTTTACAGTTGTAGTTGTACCATTAACTGTTAAATCACCTGTTACAACTAAGTTATCACCAATAGTAGTCTCAGATGTACCGTGTCCTATAGTAATTGCTGTTCCTGATACACCTGTACCTATGGATACAGACTCACTACTATTTGCTGTGTCTACAATAAGGTATGCGTCTGAACCTTGTTTAATTGTAAGAGCAGTAGCAGAGTTGTCAGTAACTGCAATATTAATATCTGTTCCATCTGCACTAATAGAGTCAAGAGCAATATCTCCTACATTAGTTATATCTGCATCTCCAAAAGAAGTAGCAGCTAAAGTAGTAGATCCTGTTACAGTCAAGTTATCATTTACTGTAGTTTCAGAAGTAGTGTGACCAATAGATACAGGTACACCAGAGGTTGCAGTACCTATAGTAATACCATTTGATGTATTTGAATTGTCAATATTTAATGTAGATGTACTGTCTAATGATATGTTAGATCCATCAACGACAAGTGTACCATCTATATCTGTATTATCTAAGTTAGTAGTACCATCTACATCAATATCACCAGATATATCTAGTGCTGTACCAATAAGTGTTTGTGTAAGTGTAACTTGTCCATTTGAAGCAATAGCAATAGCATCTGTGTCAGAAGCAGAACCAATGTTTCCACTATCAGGTATAACTATGTTACCACCTGTAGTCATTAATCCACCACCAGTGTATGTACCACTTACATCTAAGTTAGCATTAGCATCTACAAGTGTAGCGTTAAGCTCAATCTCATCTGTAGCGTTAATATCTAATACTGTAGCACTAGGAGCATTAATAGACTGTGATGCATCATTAAACTGTAATGCCATTGTACCATTAAGTAATAATCCTGTATCTGCTACATGGGTAAGTGTAACATCATTATCTGCACCAAAACCTAAGACAGCAGCATCGCTATCTAATTTTAAATCGTTGCTTACTAGCACTGCAGTAGATGCATTTATGTCTACTGTAGGTGCTGTTATCTCTAATTCTGTGTCAGCATCAATATCCATCTGACCATCAGTACTAGAGTTAATTGTAAGAGCAGTGTCACGGAATTGAACTTTTTGTGCTGCATTCATTAAAATGTTTTGGCTAGCGTCTACAGTAAAAGATGTAGTACCACCTGTTGCTACAGTAATAACATCAGAACCACTAAAGGTAATACTTGTATTAGTATCTGAATCACCTGATATACTGTCAAGTTGTATATTACCTGCGTTTGTAAAGTTAGAATCACTAAGATCAAATGTACCAGTAACGTCTAAATTACCACCAACAGAAAGATTACCAGAAACATCTACTGCACCATTTATATCTACTGTAGTAGCTGCTATCTGTATTTCTGTATCAGCTACAAGATCAAGCTGTCCATCTGTTGAAGAATTAATGTATATTGCTGTATCACGGAATTGTATTTTTTCTGTAGAGGCTACAAGTATATCGTCAGAAAACTCAAAGTAATCTTCATCTTCCATCCATTTAAACACACCGTCATTTGATTCACCATCAAAGGTTACAGTTATATCTGTACCTGCTGTAGCATCACCAATAGTAATAGATGTACCTAATAACTTAGTTATAGGCCCACCTTCATTAGCTGTACCATCGTGTGTATGTCCTGTGCTTGCTTGGAAAGCAGCTAGTAACTGATTAAACTCATCATTCGTATGTGCGGCTGTAATTACATCGCCATCAGCATAAGATGATTGTCTTGTATATGTAGCACCCATTTATCTTCTCGCTCCTATTTGATATTCTAACTGAAAGCCTTTAAGAGAATATGGAGCGGTGTTACCTCCATCATTTACTCTTAATGCTACAGTAAAACCTGATCCTTCTACAGATTGTCTAATTGAAGGTTGTGACGTTCCTCCATAAGTACTTGTACTACCATATGTAGCTGTTGCATATTGAGCAGTAACGTTTGATGAATCTAGTGGATATGCAGCAGGTCTAGGTGAGTCTGCTGATTCCTGATCATACCTTAAAAATAAGTCTGCGTCAATAGCTGATTCAGGTTTATAGTTAACTACTACTCTTTGCATATGTTTTCTAATGCCTACGTCATTAAAACTTAAATCTGGACTTCTATACTTACCTGCTATAATAGTACCATCAAAATCATTACCTAATTCTTGCCTATTTACGTATCCAGAAAAATCTCCATGTAATACTATAACATCTCCTGTATCTACTGTAGTATCTGTGCATGAAGGTTTTATACCTTTTAATTCAGAAAACTCATATGCGTTTCCTTTTCTCACACAAATAACACCTTTTGTTAATGTAACATCTTGTCCATCTTTTGTGAAAAATATTCTATATTGAGATTTATTTGGTATTACAACACTTTCAAAAATTGATGAATTAATAATTTGATCATCAAATAGTGGTTGCACGTTTCTACTAATTGCACCTAATTCAACATCACCAATTCTAGCTGTACCTGCAACAGTACGTAAACCATCAGGCCCAAGAAATATTAAATCTCCTGCAAATTCCTGTATTGTATTACCGTTTACACAACCAATGTTTCTAGTTACAGGTGTCATAGCAAAGTTTGCAGAAGTTGTACCTGATAATTTAAATATTCTATTTTCACAAAATATAAATAAATCTTCACGGAATGTTTTCATTCCTACAACAGTATCATCAACCTTAATACTACCTGCACCTGATCCACTGCTAAAAGCGTCTTCATCAAAAGGTTGACTAAATACTATTTCTTGTGGTGTGCTTGACATACCAGAATAAAACATATGACCTTTAAAAGCTACTACATGTTTTGCACCTGAAACACTACTTTCGCTAACATCAGTAGCTGACAAAGAAGTATTAAAAACTGTAGGTGCGTTAGTTTGATCGACAACAATTATTTTATCATTACCATCAAAGTTAAACTTTTCAAAAGAATACTTTGCTGCATTTGTTCTTCCTGTATCTCGTACTGTCCAACTTTCTGAAACTATATCTTTTACAGCATGGTCAGCAGCAGATGTACTGGAAGTTGCTCTTGTTACACCTGTAAAGGTAGTAGATGTTACACCTGTGTAAGTAAATATTTCACTATTTATTTGTAGTGTTCCGCTTGATGAAAAACCTGAAGTACTAGCAACAGTTAATGTTCCAGAACCTGTCATGCCTGTTCCTGAAGCTATAGCAGTAGATACAGTTGTAGATGCAGAACTCCATATTTTTTCACCTCTAGCTGCTAATACTTTATCTGCAAATATAGTAGTCATTAATACTGACTCAGAAGAAGCAGAAGTTTGAGGAACTATATGATTAACATATTTTTTAAAACCATTTATTCTTCTGTATCCACCACCAATATCAGGTTCAAAGTTTTGTAACTCTAAAGCCTCTCCTGACTTCATTAAAAATGTAGATTGATTTAAAATTAAACCTCCCTCGCAATTAAATGCTACAGGACTTACTTGTGAACTATCAGGCATATTAAATTACTCTTGCGTTAGATTGGTTGTTTCTTACTATATAAGATGATCTTACATAATCAAATCTATTGACTAGTAAAGATTGCATATTTTTTATTCCTTGTTCAAATCGTTGCATACTTAATTGATATTGATTTGTTTCACCTCTATATTGATAAACAAAAGCAGTTGCTCCTGTAACAATTATATCTGCAAATCTATCAGGAATAGTTGTAGTAGAATCATGGGCAGATAAGGTTGTAGGAAAGGTATAGTAATCAAATTTTATACTGTATGATTTTGTAGGAAAAGGATATAATAAATAATTATTATCTGGTGTTCTAATTATATGCGTAGGAACGCCACCTTTACTATCAAATTGTGCTACTGTAACACCGCTACTATGTGCTGCAGCAGTTGTTCCACTAGCTCCACGAGTAGCACCAGTAAATGTAGTACTTGTTGTTCCTGTATATGTAATTACCTCATTTCCTACGTATAGTGTGCCTGCACTGTCAAAACCTGTAGTACTTGCAACGGTTATAGTAGTTACTGAATCTGTATGTGATCCATCTAATGTAGTTGTTTCTATTTCATCTTCTTGATTTGAATATTTACTAATATAATCATTATAATTCATAGACTTTAATTTATTGCCTGCGTTACCTAATGTAGCATTTTTAACAATACGAGCAGTATTATAATCAATTAATTTAGTAGAAGTTGGTGCATCATATCTAACTACACCTGCAGTTACTGTTTTAGTTGCAGTTGCATGATTAAAAGGGTAGTTATATTCTTTTTGGTTGATGTACCTAATTGCTTCATTTACGGCATTTTTACATTGAACTTGTACGCCTCGTGCATCCGTAAAATTTGCAGAAGTTAATTCTACTTCATTAAGTTCTACAATTACTTTATTAGTTAATGTTAAAAATGTTTCAGCCATTATAAATCCTTTGTCATAAAAAGTGAGGCAAGTTGCCCTGCCTCACTAAATATTATTATGCTAGTTGATCACGATCAACTTCGTCTGCTTCCATCTCACCGATGTCACTAACGTCTTGTAAAACAGCAAATACTCTGATTTCACCTGCTGTAAAGGAAGCTCCTCCACCTGCAAGTGTTAAGTCTAGAGTATCGGCTGACGTAATAACTAGGTCAGCAGAAACAGTTACACTAGGAGCGTATGCTCCGTCAGATGCACCGTCAATGTCAAATGCAGTTACATACTCGTTGTCATCTGCACCAGTGCCAAGAGCGGCTGTTGCATCAGTACCAGTATTTTGTGTAGCACTTGAAGTTACCTGAAAGCCTGCAGTAATAATTTTGGTGTTTGCAGGTACAGTAAGACACTGTACTACATCACCATTAGGATTAATGCTGTTAGCTGTTAGGTCAACGATTTGTTGAACGTAATAAGGTTGTCTTCCTCTTGAAGAAGAACCGTGAGTATTAGCAAGTGTTGCTGTAATTGTAGCCATTATCTAATCCCCCCTTATATACCAGAAACATATATTGCACGAGTCAAAGCCTCTGGGCGCAATATTTTTCTGCCGTACATATGCATACCTCGAACAATATCAGCAAAGCTATCAGGATCTCTGTAGGTTTCTGTTTTATTGATTGAGTCTGCTGTTGCAACTGCTGATGAGTGACCACCAACGATTACACCAAAGTGTGTGCTTCCTGTTGATGTTGCACCAGTTGCACCGTTACCAACTGCAGGTAAATTGTTTGACATGTAAACTTTAAATCCGTGAACGTTGTTCAAGATTAATCCGTTTTGTAAGCCAGATCCACCATAGTCAGAATTTAGAAGACGTGAGTCTTCGTCTTGAAGAAGCTCTGCAAACACTGGGTCTACTACAAGCCATCTACCAGTTGTGTCAACGTTTTGTTGGTCAAGTTTTCTTGACATACGAGCGATGATTGACAATGGTGATGCTTTAGCAGTAGTTGTGTTTAAGCTATCTCCGCTTGCACGAGGAACAGCAACGATTGAGTTACCGCTTGTACCACTATTAAAGTCAGCAGCGTCTACTTGCATAGATGCTAATAACTCGTTAGTAGCAGCAGTAGATACAGCAACTGAACCATTTACGGTTGTGTTAACTGCATTTGCTGTGCCATGCAATGCTGATTGTTTGTAACCTGACAAGTAGCCAAGAACGTCTTGGTCAAACTGGTCAGCCAAACGGTAAGCAGCACGATCACTTGCAAGGTCTTGAAAGTTGACGTGTGAATGTGCTTCCTCAATGTCATCAACTTTAAATGCAAAATAGTTTGCTTTGTCGATTGTCAATGAGAAATCTTCGTCATCAAGATCTTGAGGTGTAATAGTTGTACCTCGTGCGTACTCTTTCACGGTGATTTCTGGTTCTTTGATAATTTTAACAGAATCCCCCATGTTAGCGATTTCTCCGAAATAGTCGGAGTTCGTTACAGCTCCTACAACAGATGCTTTGCGGAACGCAAGTTGCACCTGTTTGCTGTATATGACAGGTGAGAAGTTACCGTTAGGTAAGTTACCATACCCTGCCGCAGTTGAAAATGCCATTTTAATTCTCCTTTGGATTTTCTACAGATGCAAACGAAACAAGTAGTCATGTAGTGGCTAAATCTTATAGGGTGCATTTTAGTAAAAGTTGGCCGACCTTTACATCAATGGGCCAAAAGATAATAGGTAGTCTATATTATTATTGTTGTTTGCTATTGGTTAGTTGCGTAGGTAATCTTTACAGAGGCTACGCAACTACATTGTACATACAGTTATACTTAATTATATAAAGATGTCAATACTTTTCTAACGAGCATTACCAGAAACATCATATATAAACTTACCTGTTCGTATAGCTTCCATGATTGCCTCTGCGTTTTTCTCGTATTGCTGTGCAGACATTTTCTGCACTGCTGATTCTTTTATTGCTCCTGCCTGTTGTTCTCCAGACGGCTCAGATCTAGTGTTTGTTTTTGATACAGCTTTTGCCGCATCTTTAGACCCACTAGACTTTTTAGTTTTAATCCCTTTGTCTGCTTTGTATAGATCTATAGCTCTAGCTGCCGCTCTAGCATCACTATCATTTTCATACAGAGCATCTTGTATCCACTTAGGTTGTTCTTCTGCCCATTCATGGAACTCATCTTGATCTCGTATCTCAGC